CAGTACCATCAGATTCAATTACAGCTGAAGCTGAAGCAACTTTTCCTAAAGAATATCCAACCTGTCCACCAGTTGAACCTAAATCAAAGTTATCGTAAAGTCCTTTTGTTAAGTTAGCTTTACCTTTTGAAGTTGTGTTACCGAAAAGTGAATCGCCTTTTGCGTGTCTTCCTTTTCCTAAGTGTGAGCCATTTTGGCCGTATTTGAAGTCTAACCAGAAAACTAAACCAGATGGTAAGTTCATAGGTTGTACTGAAACGAATTCCTTTGCAGATAATTCGCCAAAGATTCTTCTAACTAATGGAAGTGCAACACCATTCCACTCTTCTGCAGAAGTAGTACTAGTAGTATTAGCTTCTGAGATAAGTTGTTTAGCTTGATTTTCTAAAAGGATTGCAGTATTATGTTTGTCATACTCCTTGCTAATTCCTTCTAAAAGACCTGTGTTTTCCCATTTAGTTACAAGACCTTTTGTTTCGTTTCTCTGAGCTTTGAATTGAGCTTGAGAATCTTGTAATAAATCGTTAATTTGTGACATTTTATAAGTCTCCTATTTTCTAAAAATTATTTTAATCCCGCTAACCTTTGCATTCTTGTTGCAAACGTGTTAGCTTCGACGATTACATCTTTCGATGGCTTCGTAGATTTTGTTGTGCTAGATGCAAAGTTTTCATTAACTTTTTTCTTTGGAGTATATCCAGTTAAAGATTCTGCTAAAGTAGAATAAACTAATTTAACTTCTCTTACTGAATTTGCTCTATCGAAAGTTTCGATTACTTTCACCTTTTGCGATTCGTTCAAATTGTTGCTTCTGAATAATTTGTTAGAATAAAGTAATTTAGAGTTTAACAAGTTAACCTCATTGATTTTACCTTTTAAGAATTTGATAACTTTATAAGCTTCTTCTAGTTCAGCTTCAGCTTCAGTTACTTCTTCCTCTTCTTCTTCCATTTCTTCATCTTCTTGTAAAGATTTGATGATTTCTTCTAAGTCCATCTCATCTTCTTCAACTTTCTCTTCTTCTGTTTCAGATAATTCTTCTTCAGTTTCTTCCACTTCTTCCTCTTCAGCTACAGTTTCTTCAGTTTCTTCAACTTCGTCAGCTTCTAATTCTTTAATGATAGATTCTAATTCTAAATCTTCTTCAACTTCTTCCTCTCCTTCGTACATTTCTTCTTCTACCTCTTCGCCTTCTTCGTATGATTCGTCTGCTGGTACATCTTCACCAGTTTCAGCAGTTTCGTCATCAGCAGAACCAGTGTCAGCAGCGTCAGCAGTAGTATCAGCAACTTCAGCTTCGTCATCTTCGATTGACGTATCCGTAGTTTCTAATTCATCTTCTTCTTCTAACTCTTCGTCCATCTCTTCAGCGATTTTTTGAGATAACATAGATTGTAGTTTTGGAGTGAAAGCTTCTTCAAGAGCAAGTTTTGCGTTTGCTATAGCAGTTGAACGAACAGCCTTTGCATCAGCGATTGCTTCTTTTAATAAGTCTTTTGACATTATTACTCTCCTTAAATATGTTTTTGGAAATATAGGTATTATGACCTATAATAGATTGTGTTTAATCCGCATACTGTACTATATAGAAGATAGTGACATTTGTGTATACATTGTTGTATATATAAGTATATACGACTTTAGTAAAAAACTAAAAAAGAGAGATAAAAATTACCTCTCTTTAATAATAATGTTAACTTTTTTTTAACTATTGAGCTTTGTCTTTAACCATAGCTGTCCATATATAGTTCTTTTCCATCATAGCTTGTTTTTTAAGCTCGTATTTGTTTTTTCTTATAGCCTCATTTTTCTGTACTCGTTTTCTTTGAGAAGGCTTTATATATTCTTTTTTAGAACGATATTGTCCTATTACATCTTCATCTTTCATTTGACGTTTAAGATATTTCAACGCTCGCTCTAATGTACCTGTACTAGCATCTGGTACCTTTACACCTGATGGGTTTCCTTCTACGAAGAATTCGTGTCTTCCTAATTTCTTTCTAAATTGTTTTCTTGGTTTATCACCTCTCTGATTTGTAGAAGAGTGATTTCTGTGCTTTTGATTTCTGTTATAAGCCATTTGTATTATTTTTAGTTAAACTTAATTTATATCTAATATAACAAAAAAAATCGACATATGAAAACATATGCCGGTCTTTTTAATATTTGTTATTTTTTATTATTGTTTTTTAAGTAACGATAAAAATTTTAGTATTTGTTTTGGTGATGTACCTTGAGCCATAAATGCTTTATTTATCTGTCCCCAAGTATATGTTTTGTTATCACCGGTTGCCTCATTCATTATCGCTTCATATCTTAAATCAAACATTAAATCTTGAATTTTTCTAGATGTAGAATTACCACCTGCTTTTTCAATAGCACGTCTAGCTTTCAATGCATGTTTCATTAGAATTACGTAATGTCCTTTTTTACCTTTAACATATCTGTCACCTTGAATTTTAGAACCAACAGGTCTTGTATTTCCTCTTGGGTCGATTACTCCATATCCACCTTCGTTAATTATGCCTTCAGACATTTCTTTTACAATTGGTTTGTAGTTATTTTTATCCATTACTATTTTAGCTTTCTTTAATAGTTCTTGATAATATCCTTTAACTTCTCCAGCTCTTGATGCAACGTAATCTTTTCTCCAACTATCTACTCGCTCATCACCTTTTTCTTTTGCGTATTCTGCAGCATCTCTTACATAGTTCTCATAAGCTCTAACCATATTACCATAGTTATTTGATATTGTTTGATATGAATCCCAGCCTGTAGAATACATTCCTTTTTTAAGCATATCTGTAGTAAACTTAAATACTTTTTCTGTAACAGATGTAGCTTCATCTAACATTTTCTTTAGAGCGTCTGGACCTTTTGCTAAAACTTTAGCTTGTAAAAGCTTTCTATATCTTTTTACATTTTGGTCAACAACATCTTTATTTTTCATAAGTGCAGTTGCGCCTCGTTTAGAATCTGCTCTTGCAGCTTGTTTTTCTTTTGCTGAAGGTATGTCTGATAAAGCAATACTTAATACTTTGTCAGCTACTTCGCTATATCTTTTATAGTTATCAAGTTTTTTACCTTGATTACCAATCATATCACCTGAACTCTTGCCACTATAATATCTTTGTTTTGGCCAATACAGAGATTTTTTACCTATTGTAACACCTATAATACCTGGCTTTAACCTCCATTCATATCCAGTGTCATATGGGTTTTTCTTTTCTGTATTTACAATAAAGATATTCAAGTGGTCATTGGAAGGTGTAGCACCACCAAGTACATTAGCATCTTCTACATCTGACCATGCAAAACCTCTTGACTTTGCAGTTACATCAAAGAATTTTCTATCACCAGAATCCATTAGCTTAAATAGATTTGTTATTTTTGTAGATGCAAATTTCTCTGTTATTAGAGATTTCATTATCTCTTCTTTTATCATTTTCTGTAGTTCAGATTTTTTCATTTTTTATCCCACTTTTTCTAATTTATGAGTTTGAGTTGCCATCCAGCCGTCACCTTTGATACCTGCCATTTTAGATGCTTTCTTAATAGCTTCAACAGTTGAGCGAGCTTTTACTGTATATACCTTTTCTTTTCTTAATTCAACGCCTGATAGATTCATATCAGCAAATGACATTTTCCAAGTTGCAAAACCTTCGCTTACAACTTCTTTATTATTCATATTGATTGCGTATCCTGGAGCAGATATTACATTTTTTAATCCTTCGAAAGCTTCGTTAACTTCAGTCTTAAATTTATTTTCATTCTTAACAGCTTTAGATACCGCAGCTCTTCTTTTCTTTAAGTATTCATCAGAAGAATCAGTATCACCGTCATTGTCAACATCATCGTCTTCTTTTCCAACAGGGTCTAATTTCTTTTCGTCTTCTACCAATTCTTTAATTTCATAATACTTACCAAGCTTACCACCTATTTCTTCGAATACAGATTCCATTCTTTGTTGTAGTTGATGTGCTTCCTTAGCTGTAGCTTCAAATACCTTTACTGCTTCACCAATAGCTTTTGTATCTCTTTTTACAGATACAGAATCGAACCAATCAGCTGATTCTTCCATAGCCATTTTGCTAGCATTTTCTGCTAATTTCTTCAAGGCCTCAACCATTTCAGCCATTCCTTCTGACCTATATATTTTTGAACCATACTCGTTAAACTTTGATACTGCTTCGAGTGTAGCTTTCTTTTCAGCCTCTGTCATTCGTTCAGTTTTGAAACGAGATTCGTTGAGATTTTTCCATTCTCTAATATCAAATCTTTTTCCCATTTTATTTTCTCCTATTTGGTAAAGAGCACTTGCAAGTTAATTCGCATAGCATCTCATTTATTATGTTGTTTAGTTTTTCATATTTGTCTACTTTAATAGAGCCTACTGACTCATTTACAGGAGCCATAAAAGCGCCGTGAGTCGAAGGGTTGCTTACAAAATCCCAGCAAACCAATTCAAAATCTGGCTGAACTTCTAAAGAACCTTCGCCGTCACCTTCTCTTATTTCTTCTACAGAACCCATACCTCTTGAACTGATTCCTAGTTTTACACCGGCCTTTAATAATTCTTTTAATATATTACCTGATGGTGTACCTAATACTTCTACTGTACCACATAAATCATTTCCTTTCCACCAAATCTTTTTTATATTATGAGAAACATTTTGTAAGTTAACAACAGAAGATTCTGGATGGTCTAGCTCACCAAGTGCTCTGTTTTCTGCAATCTGTATTTCCGCGTATTTTTTAGCTTCACGCATTAAAGTATCTTTTGGGTAAACTCTTCCATTTTGATTTTTTGCTTCAGCTCTTTGTAACACTCCACTAACAATAACTCTACCGTTATTTTTTCTTTCTGACTCAACTATCATCTGAGGAGTTATCTCAAACGATGAATAATCTATTAGTAATGATTTTGTCATATTAGAATCTCCTCAATTTTTCAGAAAGCCTTTCCATTTTCTCAGAAATTTTTGATAAGTTTTCTCTTGTAGACTTCCAATATTTTGTTTCGTCAATACCATCTTCTGTTTTAAGCTTTATATTTTGATTTATTACTCTTTCTATTCTAAACAACTTGCTGTTTACTTCTCTTATAGCTTTATTTACTTTCTGCTTAGAA